AGAGTGGATCTCTTTGATCCTTAATGCCCTCTACTACTAATGTAGGTCTTTTTTGATAAAAATCAACACTTAAATGTTGTCCATAGAAGATCTGAGACCAGAATTCAGATGGATGGAAGTGGTCCGTAGAGTCCTTGATCCATTCTATCCTTGCATTCCTGCCCATTCCAAGGAGGTTGAACATAGGTCTGACTATATAATCTCCTTCATATGGAACAGGCACCCCTGTAGGTCCACAGAGATGCCCAAGTTTTATTGAAATTATTAGTTTATTGTATACCCAAAGATCATCAGGATGTATAATTGCCCACTCATCTTTAGAGTCTAGACAATACATTTAGGTCTTGAATAGATATTTCTATTTATCCTTGACCTCTGTACTTTTTCTTGGCACCATTTCTAGATGTGGCAGAGAACTTGGTATTTTTGGAACGTCCTTGCCTTGTAGTCTTTGGTTTTGATTCTAGTTTTTCTGTTCCAGTGAAAGAGGGACGCTTCGCCATAATTAATCACAATCAGTACCTAGACATTCTACCACAAGATCCTCTGGATTGGGAACCCCTGTCTCATAGAATTGCTCTGATAGTTCATCTAGAACATTGAAGAGGTCTTCTTGAGAGAGATTTTGGTAAATCACGCGGTCCTTACATAAAATTCTAAATGACTCTTGTTTTTTCATGTCCTACACGCACCTGAGGATGACACCAGATCTCAAAGCCACACTTTTTAATGGCATCAAGGCAGAATGATACATCTTCTCCGCACATATCCTGAACTTCGCCAGATTCAAAGACTTGCATTTGAGGAGCAAACCACGGATATTTCATCTCTGGGTGCTCAAATACTCCATGCTTAATCAGAGTCCAACCAAAGCCTGTGTAATCCACAGTGAATGGTTTTTTTCTGTTGGTAATGGTGTCTACCATCTCATGATTCATGACGCCTCCATTCTTCTTGAAGTCATCTTCTTCTAGCCAATGGGCAACTGAGGTGGTTCTACCATCCTCTGTGGCATACCAACCACAGGCAATGTCCTTATCCATTGCAAAGACTGCCCAGAAGGCATTGGTATTGAATACAATGTCTGAGTCAATCCAGAGTTGGTAATCATATTCCAGTTTTCCTTGCCAAGGCAATTGGTCTGGACCTGCAAGTACATTGGCACCAAGTACCTTACATCTTGCAAAGTTTACCATTGAAGAGTAATCTTGTGAGATTTGAATACTTGCCCCTGCCTGGACAAGATCAAAACACAATTGTACAAAACTCTTAAGAAATGTATATGATACTCCACGTCCTGGTAGACAGAATACTATCTTTTTCCCCCTAATTCTTTCTAGACATTCCTGAAGATTGAAGAGTTCTTCTGGTTGGTCTGATGGTTTTTTTGCTTTTACAGTAAATCCTTTTGCCATAAATTTTTCAATTGATTGATTACACGTGTATCAATTCACATGATACTGTCTTATTTAGTTCTTGTCAACCAAAGTCGTCTATCTCTACACCTTCAGTAAGATCCTGTAATCGCTTCATAAACGCTTCATCCACAGGAACTACTTTCTCTTTCCCAGTTCTTACATCATCACTTAACTGCAATAGATGATCTAGAAAATGTTTAGGATAAATCTCATCTTCAAGACTATCCCAGAAGTACAGAATGCATTGTTCTAATGGATCATCTGATGTAAGAAGAGCATACCCCTCATAGTTATTGCCCATCAAATCTGACCAATTCTTAAAGGCATACCAACAATTATACCAACCTTGTACAATACAAGAATTCCAAATGTACTCAGGCCATGATAGTTTGACCTTATCTGTATTAGTTCCTAATAGTGGCTTACTGAACATAATTCCTCCCTAGTTCATATCCTGCACAATATGCTGCATGTACCCATTTGTACATGATGTCCTTTAGTGTCTTTTGATCCTCTACCTCACAGTCCCCATAGAAGTATTCTGATCTATATGAAAATGGTCCATACTCACCATTAAACCATTCTACAAACCCATCCTCTGCCCCATCTGACCATTCCCAGTCATTCATTGGTTGCTTCATCAATCACCTCACAATTACTTATAATTAAAAAGTCTTGTACCTGAAAGTCTGTAGATAATCCTGCATGGATCATCTGGGAGATGCCTGTGAGTGTCTCCTGGCATTCTGATAGGGTTCCTTCACAAAATACCCTGTCTCTTGCAATCAACCTGTACTCCATTTTTTATCCTGAAAAATTTTTTTGCCATATGGGACCCTAGTATATTTAAAGTTGCACACAGGCACCTCACAATATAATACACTTCATCCCAGGGACTTATTGTTGTGCCCCATACATTCTCATAGAGCAACCTTACAGGATTTTTTTTGCCCCAAAAAATTTTTTTTAAGACATGATATCGCTCTCTCAATTTGTCACCTCTGTAGGTTAGGGATGTTTGTTTTTTTCGCATTACCCAACAAACCCCCACATAATTATAACAAATACCTGCAAATTCACTATAACATAGACACTGTACTTTGTCAACCTATCATATATCACTGTGTTTGTCAAGTGTATCACTGAGACCCACACATATCACTGAGACTAACACTGAGTTTTCCACAGGTTTCTTATACTTTTTCCACAAGTTTTCCACAGTTATTTAATAGTTTTCCACAGGCAAATTCACTGGGTCTCACTATAATCACTGTCCCTCACTGTGTTCTCACTGATTCTCACTTAAGACCTGTGGAAAACTATACTGTCAAGGGGTCATGTGCCACCTCTGAGGGTGTCTGAGGGGTGTTGACATTTGGGAGAGTTTGTGATACCATGGGGGCCAAGATCACAACAAGATGAGGCATTTACAGTAGATTCACTATAAGATGAGGCATTTAATCACACAATAAGTATAACACAAGGTCATCACAGTAGCAATAACTCAATTAACACACTTTTTCCACAGAATTAACACAAATTGTGGAAAACTATTTTATATTTATTTTCACATTTACAATAGTATTACATTATACACAGTTCATCCGTATTTACTACAAATTGAACTCAAACTTGTCCTCTAACATGTATGCTAACTCACTGACATATGTCCACTCTAACCATGCCACATTCTTCTGTTCATCAGTATCACACACCTCTAACTGTTGTTGTGTCTGAATCCTAAGAAGTTCTAGTCCTTGAATGATCCTTTGTGCATCCTCTGGACATAACTCTAATTGAAACACTTTGTTCTGATTCATACTACTTCAGGACATGAACATAATCAATGGAATTGATACACCAACCTGATGCACATGTGATCTCTTCAATTAGATCATCTTCATCATCTGCTTCCCAATTTGTTCCAATGTATTCCTCTTGCAATTCTTGTTGAACTAGGTCAACATGTTCCTGGGGAATACTATCATCATCAGTGGAAAGATCGAATTCAATGTTTGTGATTTGGTACATCATTTTGTTTGGATTTTGTTGATTGCAGTGGTGATAGATGTGGTCAGGAGAATACAAACATCTTGTTTGCAGACAGCATAAACAGGTTGCTTAGTATTGATGTCGAAAGTGTATTTAATGGTCATTTGTTGAGTTGTATTGAATGGGTGAACCTGTATCCAGCAAGATTACCAAAGTTCTGTCTGAGTGCCTTATACTCAGATGTGGCAATGATGGTCTTGATGTGATTAGTATTGCAGTGTTGATAAATGTATTTTTTCATCAGATTATTGCTTTGTGGGTATAAGGTTGAGGGCGAACTTCCCATCTGTGTGCAGTAGGAAATTGGGAGACAATTTTGTTTGCTTTGTTATCAATGAACTTGCTCCACTTTTGATAAGTTCCAAGAGCATGATTGAGAAGGAGGACATTACCTTCCTTGTCATGGATTTGTATAAACCACGTCATCAAACTTGCTCCTCATTGTGGTTATCAAGCATCATCTCATTGATCTCATCATGGTTCACATTTTCATCATCCCAGCGAACACCATCAGCAGTGGTCAGTTTATCAACATTGTGCATGTTTCTGATGAACTTATCATAAGGGGTCTCAAATGCAACATCATGATACTCTACACATGCAACAGCAGTATTATACAGGAACTGGTTGTTTTGCATCCACAGAGCAACATTCCAGGTTTCATAATTTGCCCAACCATTATAAGTTTGGTTGGTGGTTTGTGTGGTTTGATTTTTCATACATGTATGATAGCATGGATTTGATGAAAAGTCAAGGGGGGTTGTGCCAGTTCCTCAACTGGCACATGGTATAACCTACTGATCAGAACTCATCATTATAATCATTCTCCAGGATATAGGCATCATCAGGCACAGGAACCTGATCCTCTTGGGTGTCTACAACTGCATCAAGGACAGAGAGAATATCATTGCCATTTTGTGCCTTGGAGAGCATCACCATGGCAGCAGTTTTAGGCAGGTTCAGAGTAGCAGTCATTTGCTTTGTTAGTGTTAGAAAAAAGGTGAAATGTTGGTACTTTTAAAGTCATCACCAGGACTCTCAATCAGTAGTTTTTATTGAACACAAAACCATCATTGAAGGCAAAATCATAACGCAAATTGCTCTCCCATGTGGCAGTCCAATCTACAACAACTGGAGTAGTCTCATAATTGAAATTATAGACATCTGCAACATATTGCTCCGCAAACTGTTCCTCACTGTCATATTGCCCATAATAGGCATCACAGAAGTTTGCAATTCCATCAATACCAAACTCATCAATGAAGGCATCTACTGCCTCATAAGAATAGTCCTCACCATAATGTACATATTCCTCATAAAATGCCAGGAAGGCATCATTACCATAGGTCTGAATGAAGTCAATCATATCACCCTCATAGAAATTATCTTCCTTGAGTTGATCAATCTTTTCCTGAACATCATCAGAGATAGTGATGATGGTTGTATTGGTAGTTTCAGTCACTGCAAGTGCAATCATGTTAGTGTTAGTTGAAAGAATAATTAAAGGTCAGACAAAGGCAACACAAAAGTGTCCAAGTTGCCTTGCTATCTGACGAAGAGCAGCATCAGAATCAGATGCAACAATGTGGTGAAGTTTGTTTGTATGACAATCAACAATCTTGAATTGTTTGGTGTTTTGATTTTTCATACATGTATGATAGCATGGATTTGGGGATTTCGCAAGGGGTCTTGTGCCACTTCCTCAACTGGCACAATTTCTCTTCATCTAGCGACAGAATTGCTCAAACATGGCATCAATTTCTTCCTCACTGAAAGGTTCTTGATTTGAGAAAAGTTGCATCCCAGTATTAGGACAGACATCAAAGATTTCTCCTTCCATATCTTCAATTTCCTTCCACATTTCATCAAACATTATCATCACCTCCAATGTATTGTCTGAGATCTTGAATATCATCTAGGACCATTTTCATGGCAGATCTGCTATATCCAGCAGCATAGGGATAACCTTTCTCAGCATCATTTACTGCCATCTCTGATTCATAGATTGCCTGCTCAAGTGTGCGAACAATGTTACTCAATCTGAACTCTAGAGTTTCATTCATCAGACTGCACCATAGAAAGGATTACCAAGTTGCGGAAGGTCAGTGTTATCTTTGACAAACACATAACCATATGCAAGTCGCTCACGAATTGCAACTGCTTTCTCTACTCTGTTGAGGTACTTTTTAGACATTTGATCAATGCCTTTCCATTCTAATACCTGCAAACACCACTCTTTTGATATATCTCCAAAGGGAGTTTTGACAGGATAAAATGACACAACCATTGTGCCATCTTTGGATTGAATTGTGGGGAACTCAGTTGTGGTTTGATTTTTCATACATGTATGATAGCACAGAAACCCTAGAAAGTCAATGGGGGTTGTGCCACTTCCTCAACTGGCACATCAGTATATTTTTCCGCATCACTTCCGTGGTACATATGATAAATTGTGTTGTTCATGGTTATCATCATCAGCATGATGGTTCTTGATACCATAAAGTGATTGATGATAGGATCACTGATCACCATAACTTGCCCAGAAAGCATCATTATGGGAAGGACGAATGCAATCTACACCATGATCACGAATCACCTGTGCATTGTAAGGTGAATCATCAACCCAGAATTGAATGTTCCAGAAACGTTCAATGTCCTTGAGTTGATCACCCTTACATTGTGAACCAGTAGAGTCATCATCAGAGTTCTTCATGTAGAGTGCATCAAACTCAGGCAAATGTTCCTGCAACCAGTAACCAGTACCATCAGCATAGATGTCAGGACGTGCAGTTGCAATGACTAGATCAAACCCATGAGATTTGCAGTGCTTTGCAACCTCTACAACTGCATCAATAGCAGGAAATTGATCACACTCATCAAACCCAGATTGTGAACCATGATGGCACAATGTGGCATCAAGATCAAACACTACACAAGTAGGATTTGAGATGTTGTAGATAACTTTTGAGAAGGTTTTGTTTTTTTCCATACATGTATGATACCACGGATTCAGTAAAAAGTCAAGGGGGGTTGTGCCACTTCCTCAACTGGCACACTACCAATGATATACTTTCAGTTCCTCTGTAGTGTTAGCATCAGGGTCAAAAAGTACATAATCTGCATTATGCTTTTCTTGCATTACTTTCAGCAGATCACACAAACAAACTAATCCACCTTGATAATAGAAATCTCGCATCTCTGGTGCTGTGTTCACCAATGCACATTCTTTGTTTCCAACATAAGCAAACTCATCGATCTTTGCTGCTTCCAAAGGATGCAGATGTGCAGTGGAAAGGATAATCAAATTGTGTTGTTCCATAATAATCAAACAGATGGGGTAACTTCAATCTCTTTAATGTTTAGTCCACAAAGTTGATTGTAGACACGATTGGTGATGAAATCACAGGCACGAATTGCCTTACTTTTCTCATACCAGATGGTGACACATCCATCATTAGTTTCAACTCTAACGCGATAGTTTTTCATGATCAATACAGAAGAGAAAAAGAACCACAGAAACGACGAACCCATTGCAGGGTATCATAGTGACTGCGAGGGTGTGACATTACCATACTTTTGTTAGTCTCAGGATTGAGAGCAATGGCAACATATTTGTGATCACATTCTTGCCATTCAGGTGTAACTTGCTGAATGAACATTTGATTTACTTTACCTTCCCTCCAGTTGTTGACATAGTGGAAGACTTGAGTGGTTTCTTGACTTTTCATACATGTATGATACCACAGATTTGGGCATTTCGGTAAATATAGCGACCACTTCTACAACTGGCACATGGTATAACTAACTTGACCTTCTTGATGGTCTACCATTACCCTTATTCCTTGCTTTGTAGGTATCAGTTTGGGAGTGGCAGTTAGGACAAATAATTCTCAAATTGTTTGGATTATTATTTGTATGCAATCCATCTATGTGGTCTATTTCTAATGATAATGATTTTCCATTCCATTCACTAATCCCACAAACTTCACATTTATTTCCTCTATCTTCAAATAAAATTGTTTTTATAAATTTCCATCCAGGAGCGTTGTTATTATTATACCAATCATCTTTTGTCTGCTTTTTTTGATACTGTTGTTGACAAATGTTAGAGCAATAAATGTATGTTGCTCTTGAACATTCACTGCCACAGTTCAAACAATGGAGTCTTGGTTTTTTAGGATTTGGCATCTTAACTTACAACCTGTTTTAGTTATTTATGCAGGTTGCAGTTTAATAGAGCCCCCAGACGGAATTGAACCATCCTCTCCTGATTACAAGTCAGGTACATCGCCACTTAATGCTTTAGGGGCAAGAAAGATCATTCTCTAAGTGTATTTAGAAGAACCCAAATACCAAGACAAATGATAGCAAGTATGAGCATATATTTCCATGCAGTGACTAGAATAAATGCTGCAATTAAAAGTAAGACAAATCCACTATCAATTCCTGATGATGAACCAGAGTCAGATTCATTATCATCAGAACTGTATGAGTTGTCTATAACTGCCATGATACATTTACCACCAGTCATAGACTCTGCAAATGCAACTGCATCACTGTGAGTGTATGCTTCTACCCTCACAGTTTGTAACCAATTAGATGGCGTCTTTACAGTACACTTCCACTCATTCATTTGTTATTGTACTCCTGAATGTATTGCTTGAGAGTATCAACATAATCATCAGGATTCTTAACAAAAACTTGTGTCTCACCTGAATGACAAGAAATAAGAGTCACAATTTGAGTAACTTTATGACCAGTCATTTCTTCATACATCATAGCATAACCAGTCTCCTGAACAAAATAGTTTTGAATCTGAGATTCATATTTTGGTTTAGAAGAACTCTTGAAGTCAATAATAGACAATTTGCCATTATATTCTGCAATACAATCTACACGACCTGCAATTCCAAGTTGTTCAGAATATAGAGCAGATTCCAAATAGTGAATGTTATTTACATCATCAAGAAGTACCTTGAATTGATCAAACAATTTAAGAGCAACTTCATATTTATCAATATCATATTCTGCATCTACATTGTTGATATAATCTTCTACAAGTTTATGGAACTTAGTGCCATTGGTTGATGCAAACTGACTGATCTTGTTTGCAACTTCTTCACCTACACGTTGCCTCCATTCATTGATACTATGACGATTCTGATATGAAGTAACTGTAGTGACAGAAGGCAATAGTTTGTCATTCACACAATAACGACGAGAACCATCTACAGTTTGAGTAGGAATGTCTGCCAAAGTAGGCAGATTGAGGTGATTGAACTTGATTTTGGTTTGCATAATAATGTTGTTGTTAATCAAAGAAACTCAGCAATATAATAGTCAACAGTAATTTCTAATTCTGCTGCTTTTGCTTCAAGTTCCATAGCATACTCATCTGCCATTTGTGCATCAGCATGATCACAGAAGAGATCTAAAGTGGATTGGTGCATAAACTTATCTTTCATACATGTATGATACCACAGATTTACTAAAAAGTCAAGCATGTGTGTGCCAGTTCCTCAAGTGTCACATGATGTAGGTTTTACGGTCAATTTGATGTAAATCTTGTTGCATTTGATGCTCTGCATTTACATGAACGACAATACCAATCATAAGACACAAAATACAAAAAACAGTTGCTTTCATTTGTAGAGATAACCTCCTGCCCAGTCTGCACGTTTGTACATCTGTTCCCTTGAAGAATCATCAAGCAAGTTATACCTCACACCTTTAGCAGGAGATTGCCATGATGCAGATTTGTACACATCACCAGTATTCAGATCAATAAAAGCATGAGCACTGCGTTGCTTACTAGGACCAGCAAGATGAATAATTTTGGCATACTTTTTACCTTTGGTATAAGTGTATTCATCTACACCTTCACCTTCACACAGTTTATCAATTTGTTGCTTGTGATAATCTACATTTTCACCTTTCTCAATGTATTCTCTGTGGCGAGCAATAGCAGTAGACTGAAAGTTAGTGCGAAGAACATCACAAAATTGTTCAATCTTGTCAATAACTTTTTCAGTTGTCAAGTTGGTGTTTTGATTTTTCATACATGTATGATAGCACATAAAACAGCAAAAGTCAAGGGGTCGTGGACAGTTCCACAACTGTCACAACCCCTCTTCATTTAACATTAAACTTTGATTTAATAGACTGCAATGCTTGTTTGCGTGCTTTAATTTTACCTTTGCAGATTCCTTTTGTATTCTTTTGTTTTCCTGAGTTGTGAATCCAATTAGGAGTAGTCATTGTTCTTAAGTGTAACAGGCACAGAGGGACTCGAACCCCCAATCGTCATCTTAGAAGGATGTTGCATTATCCATTATGCTATGTGCCCAGATTCCCTCCTGTTTGTGCATTATTAAGAGGCATGGAGGGGGTGGGTCTTACACAAAGTTTGGACCTTTGCTGCCCATATATTTATCAGAACTCAATATGTTCAAGAGTAGGTTGAACACCCACATCTTCAGTGTTGGCAGTATTAGTATCACTGCCAGTCAGAGCATCGAGAATGGCAAGGATTTCATTGCCAGTTTGACCACGACGAAGAGCACCAATCAGAAGATCACGAGACATAATAAAGAAAAAAAAGAGTAATGAAAATCAACCAAAATGTGTAACTTTAGGGCAAACACATTCCCATCAATCAGGCAGTAAGAGAAACTTCAACTTCTACATCATCTTCATCTGGAAGATTATAAATGAGTTCATAATAATCATCATAATCAACACCAAGATACTCTGCAAAGTATTCTAAATCATCATGCAATCTACAAGTGTCAATCATTGTCTTTAACTGTTGATGAATACATCATAGCACATAAACTCAGATTTGTGAAGTCTGTTGTGCCACTTCATAAACTGGCATATCCTGTGCTTTTAGATTCACAAATGGATCTCCAATGAGTACAATCAAGCACAGGAATACACCCTTCCAAACTTTATCAGACATCATACAATTTATTGGCATTGAGTTGATCCTTAAACCAGACATTTTCTGCCTCAGTATTGAATGAAAGACCAAGTAGAAAGTTATAATGATCTGCCCACAAATTGCAACTAGATTCAAACCATTCTTGACTAGGTTTGCAAACAGAATAATTTTGAAAGTCCATTTTGATTTTTGTCATGTTGACATTATAGCATGAAAGGGGGCACTGTGCTCATTTACAGTGCCAGTTTCACAAGTGTCACACTGTATAAAGATCAGACATCTAGCAGTTCTACTAATTTCTTTTGATTACGAAGTTCAGTGATGATAATTTGCAACTCAATCATATCTTGCCTACAATCTTCCATATCTTCACACAAGATTTCATATTGATAATCAGATTTACATCTCCTAACCTGTTTAGTCAGTTTATCATACTTTTTCTTTACATCTTTAAGGTCTTTTTCGTATTCTTGAATAGTCTTATTCATTTGCGGAGAGGAGAATTGAAATAGCGATTAAAGGCAGTAGTAACAATAATGGCAGTGCTAATGACACCAACCAGACCAAGGAAGGTAACAGCATCACCAGTGAAATTGTAAGTGTTAGGCATTTGTTTTTTGATTACTTTGTAATGATAGCAGATCTAGAGGTGAAAGTCAAGAGGTAGTGGACAGTTCACAAAGTGTCATGGAGTAGGATCAAAATATACAATTTCCTCTAACATTGGCAAGATCTCATATTCAATATCCTCAAGATGTTGTCCCATGATAGTCATGTCCATCTCATGTAGTTTATTTTCACGTTCTACAACTTGCTTGAGTATTTTGTATGCTTGCTCAATGTCAGAATAAGAATAAATCCTGGACATCACCATTCACCTCTTTGGATCATAATCTTACGAATTTCAGTATATGCAAACTGCTTCAATTTAGGATCAGCAGTATTAT